TGCGGTTCGTCTACGTTACCCATCGTGTCACGGAACTCGCGCACAGCCGCACAGTTTTCTGCAACTTTGTCTGCGTCGCTCGGTGGGTACTCGCCAGCCGCCGCGAACGGGTTCGCCATGGCCGCACTTTTGTTTGTAGGCGCAGGGGAGACGTTGTTCTCTTGTATATACGTTTGTAGTACCGACCGGATTTTCTCGACGGGGTACCGCTTGCCCTGTTTAATGAGTTTAACCTCAATCGGCGTGTCGTACTTGCGGTTGTGCAACCCAACGGGGCGCAGAACTCTGGCGCTGTCACAGTCTACGGCGCTGTCGACCATCATAGATAGATGTGTCGTGACGTCTCGTTTGAGCGCTGCCAGTTCGTCCCACTCACCTTCGTCGATGTCTTCATCAAAGTGGTAGTACCCGTGGTAGCCGCCCCCGCTGTCTACAATAGTAGGTGTCAGCTTTAGCGCTCGTGATAGTTTCACGATGTCGTCTAGCGCTTCTTTCTTACTCTGGTAGTGGTTATCTTTTCCCGGCTTCACGTCGTAGTCGTCGAACAGTGCCCGGGCTGCAACGACGTTGCCTTGCTTGCGCATGACCATCTTAGGGTTGCCAAATTTATCTAGTTTGCCGTTGCCCTCGTTATCAAGCTCTTGGTACTCAGGGCCAAAACGGTGAACAGCAAAATATACTGTCGTGCCAGCCGCGTCGAGCTTTTCGGCGGTCTCTGCGGCGGCTTCGATGTTGTCGAAATACTTGTGGTCCCACCACGTACCACCGTGCGACGCTGTCTTGGGTAAGCCTAAAACGACATTACCTGACGTCGGCAAAACCCACCTCAGAAAATCTAATGTGTTCATCTCGTACCTATCTGTTTACATGTTAACGGAACGCAGTCGGGGCGAACCCCGACCGCATGGGATAGGTACTCTTAGTCGTCGAAGTCTAAGTCGTCTAAGGCCGCGTCGATGTCGTTGTACTCCTCGACCGACTTGGTTTCGGCCTTCGGCGCTGGCGCTGGCTCGTCGACTTGAACCTCTGCTTTCGGTGGCGCTACGACTTCTTCTACGGCCTCTTGCAGCTTTGGAGACTTCTTAACTGGCGCTGGCGCTTCTGACTGACGCTCAGCGGTAGAAGTAGTCCCACCGGCCACGCCTGTGATCTCCTCGATGGTATCTTTTTCTCCACCCAGCACTGCGTCTATCTCAGCCATCTCTTCAGCTGACACGAAACGCTCGGCTTTAAACTTGAGCGCAAAGTTTGCATCAGTATCGAAACCGATACGAGTGACGACGTGCTGTGGTGAGACACCGCGTTTAGCCAAGACTTTGCCATACTCGTTCAAGAATTTAAGAGACCCCGCTGGAACGCGTAGCAACATTGGATCGTTTATTTGATCCACAGCGGAGACTGCGAGGCGCATACTATCGCCACAGGCTTTACGCTTCTGGCCGTTTTGCGTAGCGGAACCCCAAACATTCTGAGGACAAGCCGCACAAGATTTGCACTGAGGGTTCTCTGCGTCAGACGCAGGACGGATGCCGTCGTTGCTGTAACAATCAGGGGCGCTACTGTCGCCCTCTGTGTACGCGCTGGCGTAATACACCTTGGAGCGGTTTGGGTTAACCGCAACGATAACACACTCAAGGGAAGGAACCGGATCACCATGCTCGTTGGTAATGAGTTCTTTATCACCACCACGTGTCACGTGAAACACTTTACCCTTGAGGGATATTACGGGGAATCCACCTTCGCCAGAGGCGTTAGCAAATACGTTTTGTACCTGAGCCGCGCTTTGTAAGTGGGCTGGTAGTTTTGAGTTTAAGTTTATCATCTCGTTCATGGTTTGCTCCTATTTACGTCTAAAGTTTACGACTTGCGTCGCGGATGTGTTTACGCCGGGGACGTTGTCTCCGTTGATTTCTTGGTGCTGCTGGTGCGCAGTCTTGTTCACGCGGTTCTCGACAAGTTCCCACGCGTCATGTTCTTTGACGTAGTTCCAGAATGCTTCTGGATCGGCAACCGTCGCCGTCGAACGTGTTGACATGTAAGCAGTTCCAACGTCGCGAGCGGACACGCTGTCGATGTCACGTTCGTTCATACGCCGCAAAAATTCAACTTCGATCTTGTCTTGCTTTAGCTTGTCACCGCTATCATCTTGCGCGTACGCCGCTTTGCGCTGCGCTCTGCGGTCACGCAGTCCAACAAATACTTTTATTAATTGGCCGTCAGCCAACTCGCATATTTTCGCCATTATTTCTCTCCTTTTTGGCATTTAACCACTGGTCAATGTCAGCTTCATCCCACCTGAGCACTTTCTGCGAGACCCTAATTGGTCGGGGGAAACTGTTTTCTCTTCGTCGTAGTGCGGGGAGCGCTGCTTTAGTGATCCCTAGCTTTTCCGACACTTCTTCCGGTTTTAGTAAGTTCATTGTAGATACCTTTATATGTGTACACCTGTCAACACATTAGTTCATATAGGTGCATTGGTCAAGCGATCAACAGTTCGCGATGCGCTTTAACTTCGTCCAGAAGTGCGCCTTGCATCTTCTGCTTATTGCGGAGCCGTGCGTAAATGCGCTTCTCCACTGGGGTACCCTCGAGGCAGATAATAAAATTATTCATTTTCTGGCCGGGGCGGTTGATGCGTCCGTTAGCTTGCTCGAACGTCTCGTTGCTAGTGATGCAGCTGTACCAAACGATGGTGCTGGCTGCGGTGAGTGTTAGCCCGTGGGACATAGCGGCTGGTTGAGCCACCAGAACTTTGGGGTCTTTGGCTTTCTGAAACGCGGCGAAAATACGGTCGCGCTCATCTTTCTTTACGCCGCCGTGTATCACCTCGACGGTAAAGTCTTTGCTTAGCTCCTCAGCTACCATGTTCACTGAGGACACGAACGGTACAAACACAATGACTTTGCCTTGCGCGGAGTGGCATATTGATCGGGTCTCCTCAATGCGCGGCGTCGCTGGAATTGTAACCTCGGTACCATCGGTGGCATAAACTACCCCACATGCGATTTGTACTAGCTTGCCCATCTTTACCGCTTCGTTGACAGCGGTGATGTCGCCCTCGTCTGCTTGGATACGCAGCTTGGCCACCATTTCTTTGTACGCCTTGCCCTGATCTTTAGTCAGAGCGACAGCGCGGGTCTCGTACATAAGCGGCGGCAGGTCCAAGCACTCGTCGCGAGTGAAGCGTACGGAAGGTTGCATAACTTCACGCACTGTTTCGGTGGCACCTTTCTTAGCGATCCACTGAAACTGAGATAGCTGCTTCATCACTTGGCCCTTAAAACGATTAAAGTACGGCGGGACTGCATCAGGTACGATTAAGCGGCATTGCGCCCACGCGTCTGTGGGAGCGTTTGGTGTCGGTGTTCCTGACATGCCCCAACATGCACGGGGCGCTTTGTGTTTGTTGACGACGGTGTTGATCTTGCGCCAACGTGTGGTGCTTGCGTTGCGAGCGCACTGTGCAATCTCGTCAACGATAACGAGGTCGATGTCTGTACGATCTTTAAGGTGAGGCTCGATGATGCCTACGCCGTCATGGTTTATGATATAAACATCGAAGTCTTCTTTAAGTAACTTGATGCGTTTGTCCTTGGCTCCATGCAGAACTGTATACGTGAGGTGTGGGAAGTGCTGAAATATCTCGTCAGCCCACGTCCGCTCTAATGTAGACAGCGGCGAGATTACCAATGCTTTGTTCAACTGTCCGATGCCACGCAGGTAATCATATGCCCACAACGACGCCAGCGACTTGCCCGTACCTAGTTCACTGAGGTTAAACGCACGTTTGTTCATGGACAAGAACGCGGCAGCTTCGCGCTGCGCGTGAAATGGTTTAAAGCGACCCGGCCATTCATAGTATGAGCGGATCGGAGCGGGAGCGTCGTACCCCAAGTTGCGCAGAAGCGTGGTTTCTTCTGTACGATGTGGCACAGCCACGAGAGGCTGGCCTTTTACACTGAAACTTTTGGCGCTTGGCACCACGTTCAATATCTTCTCAGGCGTCTTACTCTTGAGTATCAGCGCCTTCTTTGTTGGCCATACTAACATGGTTGGTTTCCTCATCTATCTGTCTGATTCTTTCATCGCAGATGTGTTTGATTTTTTCGTAGTCTAGGCGACGTTCGCCTTTGTCTCGCAGGATGCGCTTAACGATGTCTGCATCCCAAGGATTGAGACCGTACTCAAACCATATGTCCCATGGTTGGATACGTCGTTTAGAATAGTCGGAGTGACCGACGTTGTACTCACGTGGGTTCATGTTTTACCTTTGGTATACATGCTGGGTTTTTTACCGCGCCAACCTTTGTTGGTCTTTGCGCTTACAACTCGGGTGTTCGCCTTGGTATTGCTACCGCCAGCATCCAGAGGCACCTTGTGGTCTACGTGCTTGCCGTCGCCTTTCTTGACGCGCCCAGCGGCCACAGCTTGACGCCGCGACTTGTTCGTCGCTGCGCGTTTCTTCTTCACGTCGGCACGGGCGTTATACTTTGCCTTGGTAGCCAACTCTTTCTTTGAGGACTTAGTCATCAGGTTTCCTTTCAAATGTGTCTAAAAGAGACTTTACTTGTTCAACGTCGTCGACCACATGTGCTAACCCGTTAGCACGTTGTATCCCGTCAATTTCACGTTGTTGGTTTGGTGTGACGTTCTTGATCTTACCCGGTGCCTTAGTCTCGAAAGCCATGAACAGACCTTTGTAGCAGACTAGGATGTCAGGACAGCCAACGCGCCCCATACCGTTCGACACTGGCATGTAGTACCAAGCACCGATTGATTGAAGGTACTCTTTGACTTTCTTTTTAACTTTGCCCTCGGGGGTCATCGCCATGATTAATCACGCTCCCGTGCTTTAACGTCTAAGTAGTCACCGTACATACTAATATACGCCTCTAGCCTGTGCAGTAACTCGTTTTCTAACAAGGTGGCACTTGGCTGCTTAAACCCAAACCGGACTAGCTCGTCGTTGGTTAGCTGCATTGGGTCGGTTGTTTGCTGATCTTCGTCCTTCATAGTTTTATTTCCTACATATTGTTACTTGCCACAAAACTCGCACAAAGACTGGCCCACAGGGCACCAATTTTTGCATAAACCAGATGGTTTCGGTAGCCATTTATCTTCGTCGTACGCGACTGCTACCCTTGATAGTCGCGGAAGAAATTCATTCCAAATTTCTGGTAGTTGCTCACGCGTGAACATCTCCTTGTCAAATTTTGAGACTTTTAACCAGATGAACCCAGTCACCACTTTATTTACCCACGGGTACATAGCGAAAGCCAGCGCCGCGAATAGTTTAAGCTGATCGTTGTCAGGGCGGTGTTTACCCGTCTTCCAATCAAGCAAGTACGCAGTATCGGAGCCGACAACCCCGATGTCTATAATCCCACGTACCCACACATCCTTCGCCATCCACGTAGTTTGACGAAAGTCTTTAGTAAGTGCGACACGTTCTTCAACCACGCGCTTACCTTCGTAGGACAGTATCTTTTTAACGTACCGTCCATACTGCTCCATCTCGGGGGGCAATGGCTTCTTACCATTGGCGAAGTCTTCAAGTGCTTTATGCACTTTGTTGCCCCAAATTGTAGCCTCAGTCTGTTTCTCAACAACTTGTTTCGTGACACGCGTCAGCTGAAATCGCTTCGGGCATGTTTCAAATGCAGTGAGTGCTGAGTAGGACCAAGGCTTAGTTAGTTCCACGGCGGTATTCCTCCTTCAAATATTTCAGTGTCAATAATCTCCCAAAACTCTAACAGTAGTTCTGCTCTAGTTTCGACGTCTATTCTATCACCCTTGCGGTCGTCTCGGTGCTTATCCAAGAACAACAAGCGTCGCTTTGCCCATTCGTGTTCTAAGTCAGAGACCCACTTTAGACGTGAGTGATAATCTGTCTTACCGAATAGTGCTTCCGCTTTGGCTACGGCTCGTGTTGCGCGTTCGCGTCGTTGCTGCTGCACGTACCTGCCGTTGATACGGCGATGTATGCTCTGCACTTGTTCCCACGCTAAGTCTTCTTTGCTGAAACTGTCGCGTATACCCACAAGGTATTGAACGAAGCCATCGGCGTTGAACGCATAGGCTTCAATTAACGGCTTCAAGAACTCGTGCGTCTTCGGCAAAAGAAATATACTTGGGTCTTTAGCAAAGGTCTGCATGTACTTATCCGTTAGTGTTAGCCATTTTTTTATACTGCTGGGGTTTCTCAGCAGGTATTCAGTTGTTTGTCCTAAGTCGGGTTCCATCCCTCATCTCCCATAATTCTGTACTTCTGTGGTGTTCCGTATTTTAAGGGATCATCGGGTGGGGCAACCGCCGGGTTCTCCCAGTAATCGTAGAAAGTAGCAGTCGGCGGGGTTTGCTTGTGAGCATTCATAGAAGTGCAAATTCTAACACTCCTTGCTCCATTTGAACTGTGGAGGTAACTCCACGTATAGTGAGATGTCTGTTGCATCTTCTCTCTCCTTTGTACTTGTTTACATGTATATAACATGAACCGAACATAAATGCACACATTTTAACACATTTCAAGTGACTATTTTGCGTCACCGTATGTGTCGGCTATATCGCCTTCGCTCCATGTTACTAACTCAGGCCACCACTCAGGCGGTGTCCTCATTACCTGCTGTACTAAATCTAGCAACTGCTCTGCCTCGTCTTCGGGTGCGATGTACACTAACTCGTCATGTACCATTAGCGCAGGGTTCATCTTCGTGAGCCTCTGCACTGTCAACGCGTTGTCGGCGATGACGCACCGTGCCAAGTGTTGCACGATGTTCTCGTCGATCTTTCCTGCGTATATTCTGGCCTTGCTACGACCATGTCCGTAGACAAACTCTTTGCGGTTTGTCTCCTCGTTCGTCTCGGTTCTTAAATCTGGATACCGAATCATT